AGCGTGCATTGCATAGCCTACTTCAAAACCTGTAGCGATGTAACCTGTGTCCTTCCGCACCTATGTACAAGCAAACGGACTAGGGGAGTATGTGTGGCAGGTTACATAGTGCGTCAGAGAAAGGAGCACCATGGGAAAAGGTACAGGACATAATTACTATCAGTTCCAGCGCATATATGCTAAGAAGGGACTGAAGCTGCGCAGGGGTGCTAATGGTTTTGCTTATGTAAACTATCATCCTAGAGCTGGCTATGTTGAGATTATGCTAGATGAGGATAACGGCTATCTTAGCTTATTTAAGGAGCCTCGTGAGAGCGAAGAAGATTTTGTATGTAGAGCTGTAATGGCTTTTAACCGAAAGGAGTTTGACCACTAATGGCAAGAGGTAGTATTCTGCAGAACGATAAAGTATGCATATTTTGTAGAGAGGTGCTGCGTTTAGAGAACACAACAGACCTGCATAAGCATCATATTTATGGAGGCAGCCGCCGTACTACTAGCGATAAGAATGGCTTCTGGATTTGGCTGTGTGCTGACCATCATGATATGAGCGATGCTGGTATCCATTTTAACCGCAAGATGGACCTGTGTGCTAAGCGTGCGTGCCAACGTGTATACGAGGCTAAGCATTCTCACGCAGAATTCATGGCACTTATTGGCAGAAACTACCTGGATGTTGTTGCTTGATATTACACCATCTATTTGACGCCAGATGGTGATGATATACTGCCAGGGACCAATCTCTCCAGCTGGCAGAGGCCTAACTGAGTGGGGCCTAAGTTCCTCAGTAGACCGTAGAGGGAAGTTTGTAACAGGGCTTCTCTTCTACGGCTAATAATTTTTAAGGATGTGAAAATATGTCAGAAGCATTTGATAAGGTAAAACGCGAAGAGCTAGATAAGGTTTATGACAGTGTGCTGCGCCTGGAGCGTACAGATCCTATTGCTGTAAATGTTGGCTTTATGCGAGATATCATTCATGAGTTGAAGGTGCTGCGCTACCAGGTTTCTAAGCTGGGCAACAAGGCTGCAGCTTATAAGAAAGAATTAGCTGCAATGAAAGAAGGTAAATGATGCAAACTGTTTATGTGAACAGGAATACTGGCGAGATATTCAACGCTACAGAAGTAAGCCTTAACAATCTATGCGAAGGCTGGGTAAATAGTCAATTTGTTAGTGACCTGTCTTTGCTGGCTAAGCGCATGGTAAACGAAGATAAAGGCTGCATTACTATTAAGATTGCTGTTGGCAAGACTTATGATGGCGAAGGTGCAGAGGTGCTGGTTATTGGTGCTACATCTGAACTAACCTTGCCCAAGGTAAAGATGGAAGATAAAAAAATGAAGCATATTAATGAGGATGGCGTGGTGCTGGAAAAAGAAGAACGCAGCAGCCTCTTTGATAATTTGCCACAAATTACCGATGGTACTATTGATGTTAATAAGGAGGATAGTGATGAGTGACTTATTCGTTATTAAGCTGATTCAGGAGCGCATTGCATTAAAAATGGGAGCCCTGGAGCTGTGCTGCCAAGCAGCTGAGGAAATGTCAGAGCTGACTCAGGCATTGATGCAATACCGCCGTGTAGAAGGCAAAGGCCAACCGACTGATAAATGTATACAAGAGGTGCGCCAAAGCATCCAGGAGGAAATTGTTGATGTTCAAATATGTATCAATGAGCTAGTGTTCCTGCTGGGTATGGACTATAACTATCTGGAAGAAATTGAAAAGGAAAAGATTGCTCGTACTGCTAAGCGCTACGGCCTGGAGGTGATGCCATGAATGCACATGATTTGTTAAAGAATTATTTGGATGAGAATAAAATTCCTTATACTGATATTGCTACGGCTGCTGGCATTAAGTGTACAACTGTAAAGAGTGGCTTGTATAACAGGAATCTTAGCTTTGAGAAATTTGCTAAGCTTGCTGTAGTATCAGGCTTTGATATTGATAATAATCTCGGAGCTATTGCTGATACTTTTAAGATGGCTAGTGGTGAGTGCTCTGATAAGATGAATGTATACGAAGTATCTATGGCCAACAGACGTATTTATAAAAGAATAGATGAGCTGGTGGCAGAGGCTGAGGAAGATACCAGCTTTGCGGTTGTGTGTAAAATGCAAAAGGCTGCAGAAGCTGCAGAGAAAAAGAGGGAAGAAGCCACTGCAATTCCGGTGCCAGAAGAGCTGCCGCAACTAGCAGAGGAAGTTATTAACCATGAAGCACAGGAGGTAGAAAACAAGATGAAGGAAGAGCAAGTTAGTAAGGAAGAACAAAGCAATTGTGATAATAAGATTTATGCTATTGATGTTATCAGAGATGTGGTCCGCAATATGAAGGGTATGCAGGCTGTTGAGGTTGCTATGATTATTCAGGCTATCTTCCAATATAGAATTGATCCGGATGTAAACTGGCTAAAGGATGCACGTACCTATTTAGATGTTCTTATCCAGGAGCATGAAAATGGATGGCAATAATGTTGATGTTGTTATCTCGTTCTTATTTGGAGTGCTGACAACAGCATATCTTATTCTTGAATGCGTTAAGCTAGGCATTATCAAAAAAGATAATTTTGAATAATAAGGAGAATGCTATGAGCTGGAAAAGAAAGCTGAAAAGAAATAGCTTGCACGATTCAATTAAAGTTCGCCAGCATGATTATAGACGCAGCCAGGCTAGACCTAACTTCACTGGTACTATTGAATTTGTAAAAAGCAAAACGAAGAAAGAGCGCTAATATATTTATAGAAGAAAAACGGCAGGTTTCGGCCTGCCGTAAAGCTTGATTAAGCGTATTATTTTATTGACACTTTTATCCGACTAGCGAAAAGGAGCAGAAAATGTATATCAAGAAAACTTACTATACAGGTAAAATTATTGAGGTAGAGAAAGTCTGCACTTTTCGCTACAAAGGAAAAAAGACTAGCAGGGGCCCTGTGGAAAAATTAACCACAGACAAACAGGCTGTTATCAATGAGCGTAATGCCAGTAAGAAGCTGCGTAGAATCATCAATGCAAACTTTGATGAGAATTCTTATCATCTTGTTCTGACCTATGCTCCGGATAAGAGAGCTCTTAATCCTGAAGGAGCAAAGGATGATATTGCTAAGTTTTGGAGAAGCCTGAAGAAAAAGTGTAAGAAGGCCGGTACCGTGTTGAAGTATGTCTCTGTAACTGAATATGGTTGCAAGTCCATGCATCATCACTGCGTTATAGATTGTGGTCTAGATGTACACGATATTCAGAAGTCATGGCCACATGGCAGAATCAAAGCCTATCCTTTGGATGATACTGGTGACTATGAGAAGCTAGCAGCTTATCTCATCAAGCAAACTAACAAGACCTACAATGATCCGGAGCGTTGCGTCCACAAGAAGAGATACTGCTGCAGTAAGAACCTAGTACAGCCTGTACCTAGAATTGAAATAGTACAGGCTGATTCCTGGCGCGAGGATCCTGTGGTACCTAAAGGCTATTCATTAGTCAAAGATTCCTTGACAGCTGGAGTATCAGAAGAGACAGGCTATCCGTATCAGTATTACAGACTTATTAAGCTGGGTGAAGTGTACCCTTCAAAGAACAGGTGAGGTGGCGTCATGCTGTTGGATGTAGAGCGCAAAAAGGTTAGAAAGATATTTCTCTGGGAAAAGTATATCTGTGAGGCTGTTGTGGAGGCACGAGCTAAAAATGCTGTATCCAAGCATTGTAAAAGCACGCTGGGTTATGATGATCCAACGTGCGGTATTGTTGTGCGTAAAAATAGTCTTGTAAAAAGAGTTAGCTTTTATTTGCCTAACGGAAAAAGAATATTGCTTATCAATCCTGAGAAGTGGCTGCTTATTATTCAGGAGACCTATGCTTTGTACGATGGCCAGCTTATAGCCAGTATGATTAAGGAGCGCGCCAAGGACAACAGAAAGTCTCCGGAGGTGCTGGCTGACTTTAACTGTATAGGCCTAAACACCTATTACCGTTGGGAGAGAGAATTCTTAGATGATGCAGCTTTACTGGCAGCAGAGCGTGGAATCTTGCGGCAGAAAAAATGATTTAGAAATAAATAAAAATATCACATTTTTGGAGATGATACTCATGTTACAATATTACCATAGCCGATTAGGAACACACAAAAAAACCAAGCGTTGAGAATAAAAAACTCAGCGCTTTTTTGTTGCAATTTTAGAGAGGGAGGTGAGACTAATGGCTAGCTCAAAAGGACTGACTGCGCAACAGAAACAATTCTGTTTAGAATTTCGTAAAAACGGAGGCAATGCAACAAAGGCTGCAATTGCTAGTAAATACGCAGAAAAGAGCGCATCAAGCATGGCCTCACAGCTTCTTAAGAATCCTAAAGTTCTGGAGTACCTAGAATTGCTAAGAAAAGATGCCATGTCAAGAACGATTATGGGCATCACTGAGAGGCAAGAAACGCTGACTGATATTGCTAGAAATCCAGCTGCAGATTTTGCAGATAGGAACCGAGCAATTGACCTTCTCAACAAGATGGATGGCATCTATCTTGTAAGGGTGGATGTGAATGTTCAATGCAACATTGGTGCTGGAATAGCAGAGAGGATGTTGCGTATTGGCAAGTAAGAAAAAAGGTTTCACTAAGGCTGACTTAGATGCAGCCTGTGACTTTCTCTATAGGACACAGCATGATCCGTATCTGTTTGTCATGGCAGCATTTCCCTGGGGTGAAAAGGGAACGCCGCTTGAAGGCAAAGACGGACCGTTCCAGTGGCAGCTGGATGCTATGGAGTATATCAAAAACAATTCCTCAAACAGAGAAGTTGCGCTCAGGTATGCGGTGGCATCTGGCAACGGTATAGGCAAATCTGCCTTTACAGCCTGGATGATACTCTGGGCCTTCTCTACTTATCCGGATACCAGAGGTGTAGTAACTGCCAATACTGAAGCACAGCTGAGAACAAAGACCTGGGCCGAGCTGAATAAGTGGTTTAACATGTTTATACTAAAAGATTTCTTTCAGCTTGATGGCATGTGCTTGCACTCTATAGATCCAGGCAAAGAGAAGGTGTGGCGCGTGGACGCAATACCATGGAGTGCAAATAATCCGGAAGCTATGGCAGGCCTGCATAATTTAGGAAGCCGTGAATTCATAATCTTTGACGAGGCATCAAGTATTGATAACGTAATTTGGGATGCTATGGAAGGCGCCATGAGCGACAGGGACACTGAAAAGTTTTGGCTGTGCTTTGGGAATCCGACAAGAAGAGATGGCTCCTTTTACGATTGCTTCCACAAAGGACGTGAGGTATGGCAGCATAAGCAGATAAACAGTGAGACAGTACCAAGCGTCAGTCCTGAGCAGATTGCTGAATGGAAGAAACTGAATGGCGCTGATAGTGACTGGTATAAAGTCCATGTATTAGGACAGTTCCCATCAAGCAACGAGAATCAGTTTATCTCTACTGACCTGGTACAGAGTGCAATGCAAAGAGAATATAAGCCCAACGCCTTTCCTTTTTCTCCAGCTATCATCGGTGTAGATATGGCTTGGAAGGGTGCTGATAAGATTAAGATTCGTTATCGCAAAGGCTACGAGACAAAGCGATTAGCCAGTATAGCCTATAACGATGATGATAGATATGTTGCTCAACAGGTTGCAATGCTAGAGGATGAGTACAAAGCTGATGCAGTATTCATTGACCAAGGCTATGGTACAGGCGTTTATAGTATAGGCAAGATGTGGAACAGAGATTGGACGCTAGTAAACTTTGGTGCTGGCTCTGCCCTTCCTCAGTGCCTAAACAAACGCGCCGAGATGTGGTACCGAGCTAAAGAGTGGCTTAAAGAAGGCGGAGCTATATCGCCTGATGAGCAAGACCTAGCTGATGATTTGTGTGCTCCGGAAGTAGTACCAAATACAAAAGGCCTGATTCAGCTAGAAGAAAAGGCTGCCATCAAGAAGCGCATTAAGCATTCTACAGATGAGGCAGACAGTTTAGTATTAACTTTTGCTTTTCCGGTGTACAAGAAGGAAACATACTCCTTTGATGAACCAGAAGAAAAATATGATCCCTTTAGTGGGATGTGAAAGGAGGATGGCTATGTTTGAGATTATTATGCAGCTGCATGGTGGCCATGGTGGCGGAGGCAGTAGCACAGAGGTTAAACAATCAGCTCCGGCAAGCTCTGCTGGCAGCTCTTCCAGAATCTCTAGCGCTACAGAGACTGAAAGACAAAAGTATCAAGAGATGCTAGCGAAAGCAAGAGGCAAAAAATCTACAATCTACGCAGGCGGTGAAATCGAGAAAGCGTTAAAGCTGGGAGAATAATATGCAAAGTATGATGGATGGCTTAAGGGATAGCGAGACTGTCCTAAAATGCCAAAAGAAAGTAATGCAGCTGTATACTATTCGCTCTCGTTATGAACCGTTATGGCGTAAGCTCTCGCGTTATATAAATCCTTATCGTGGCCGCTTCCATGAAGAAGGCGGCAACAGAGAAGGTAGCCGCAGAGACTATCAGCTGTTAGACAACTATCCAGCGCGGTCCGTACATAGATGTAGCGCTGGCTTACATAGTGGTTTATCTAGCCCATCGCAAAGATGGTTTAAGCTGGGCCTAAAAGATAAGGAGCTATCTGAGTATCATTCCGTAAAACTGTGGCTTAACCAGGTAGAAGATATTATCTACAAGGTGCATGCTCAGAACAATACTTATTCGATGCTGGATAACTTATATGCTGAGCTACCTCAGTTTGGTACTGGTGCCGGTATGATGTACCTAGACTATCAACATGCTATATATCACAAAACCTATACCTGCGGTGAATATGCTGCAGGCACTGATGCTTTTGGTAGGGTTGATAAGTTTGCTAGGCGCATGGCCTATACTGCTGACCAGCTGGTAGGACACTTTGGTATAGACAATGTATCTGAAGCAGTTAGAACAGCTTATAAGAATAGCGATATTTCCCAGACCTTTACTGTGTTTATGCTCATTGAGAAAAATCCTGACTACAGTCCGGAAAGAGTTGGTATAGGCAACTTCCCGTGGCGTGCATACTATTGGGAAGAAGGCCAAAGCGGTAGGTTCTTAAAGATTGCAGGGCATCATGAACAGCCTTTTATCTTTGCTAGATGGCTACAAATCAGTGACGAGATTTATGGTGAGGGTGCTGGCCATACGGTGCTGGGTGATTGTATGGGCCTGCAGAAGATGGCTGAGGCTAAGCTGCGTGGTGTAGACAATGAGAATGATCCTGCCATGGTTTATCCTGCTTCTTTTAAGTCGCTGGACACTAGACCAGGAGCTAAGAATAAAGTTCCTGATGGCACCCAGATGCAAGCGTATCCGCTTATTCCTCCAGGAGCTAAGCGTTATGAAGGCATACTTATGTCTATCAATGATGCAAGGCAGGCTATCAAAGAAGGCTTCTTTGAGGACCTGATGCTGATGATGGCTGCGTCAGACCGTAATCCGCAAATGACTGCGCGTGAAGTAGCAGAAAGGCACCAGGAAAAGCTGATGATTCTAGGACCTATCTTGGAGCAGTTCCAAGGCGAAGTGTTGAATCCACTTACTCTAAGAACCTTTGGCGTATGCATGAGACATAACCTGTTGCCACCTATGCCGGAGGAATTGCAGGAAGCTGATATCCAGGTAGAGTTTAATTCTCTATTGGCTCAGGCACAAAAAGAGGTATCTCAACCTGGCATTGATAAGACTTTAGCCTTTGTTGGCAATCTGTCTGGCCTTAATCCAGAGGTGCTGGATATTATCGACTTTGACAAAGCAACGAGACGAACAGCAGATATCATGGGTGCGCCTGAAGAAATTCTTCGTAGTGAGGATGATGTCAAAGAGATTCGCCAGCAAAGAGCAGAAGCGCAACAACAGCAAGCGGAGATGCAACAAGCTGCAGCTATGGCTGAACCTGCAAAGCAAGGTGCAGAAGCTGCACGTTTGTTAAGCGAGGTAGATACAGGCGAAGGCAACGCCTTATCTGCAATACTAGGAGGTAACATTTGATGGAAGAATTACTGCTTAAGCTAATGGAGACTGAAGATGGTAGAGAGTTCGTCATAAAGCTACTAGAGTTTAGTGGTGTAGAAAGTGGCAGCTTTCAGCCTGATCCGTATGGTAATGCATGGCTTATGGGCAGAGCTTCTGTAGGTGCTGCAATCCTAGATGCCTTACGTAACAGTGAGCGAGGTATTGACCTTGAAGCAATTATGAGACGTGAGGCAAGATATCCTCCGGATAAATCCGAGGAGGACTTTTACAAACAGTTTAAGGAAGGTGACGAAGAGTGAAAAAATACAAATGGTTTCAAGCTTTCATGGAAGCTGATGGTGTCGGTGGCGGCGCTGGTATCGACAGTAATGTTGGCGCTGACAACTCTGGCAATGATATGGCTGGTGCCGACAATAATAGTCAAGGTGCTGGAGATACTAAGCTAAGCATCTTTGATAAGCCTTTAGGCGATGAACCCGCAGCTGACAATCAACCTAAACCAGAAGAGACTGTAGTACCGGAAGAGTACGAGTTCAAACTTGGTGAAGGCCTGTCTATCAGTGATGAGCTGAAGGCAAGATTTACAAAAATTGCCAAGGAAGCAAAGTTGAGCCAAGCGCAAGCTAGTGCTTTATTGGACATGCATTCAGAGACTATGCTTGATTTAATCAAGGCTGGCGAGAACCAAGCTTCTGAATGGGAGGCTGAATGCGGCAAGCAGGGCCTGTTAGCTAAAGAAAAGCTAGGCTATGCTGTAGAAGCCTTGAATGTATTTGGTGGAGATGAGGCAAAGAAAGCCCTCATTGAAACTGGCGCAGCAAATCATCCGGCTGTAATGAGAATGCTGCAAACAATTGGTGAGTTAATCCATGAGGATACCAATAAAGAGGGCGCAACAAAGCCGCCTTCTAAAGAAGATTTAGGGGCTATTCTGTTTAGTAATAGCAAATATTAAAACAAAGGAGATGTAAAATTATGCCGTTAGAAAACTTAGCAACTTTGCAAGACCTGGCTGCACGCATTGGCGCAAAAGGCGACCTGGCAACTCAAAAAGTAGTAGAGCTGCAATCTAAAACCAATGACCTGTGGTCCGTTCTTCCATTCAAATCCTGTAACGATGGTACTAAAGAAACTGTAATTGTTCGCACTGACCTGCCTGAAATTGCATGGCGCATGCTGAACAAAGGTACCAAACCTACCAAATCTGCAACTGCTCAGGCATCCTTTACCTGTGGTGGTGTAGAAGCTTTTGCGCAAGTAGATGAGCGTATGCTGAAACTTAATAAGAACAGCAATACCTGGCGCTTATCTGAAAACTATGCTCATCAAGAAGCAATGTCTCAAAAGATGGCGACCACCTTCTTCTATGGTGATGAGAAAACTAATCCGGCTGGCTTTACTGGATTAGCAGCCTTCTACTATTCCAAAGCAAACCAAGATGCATTATATGCAAATCAAATTATTGACTGCGGTGGCACTGGTAATAGCCTGACTTCTCTGTGGATTATGACCTTTGCTGATGATACCTTATACGGTATTAATCCAGAAGGGATTCCTGCTGGCTACAAATATCAAGACAACGGCCGTGTGCAAATGTTTGATACTAATGGCGGCAAGCTGTATGGTTTTGAATCTCAATACAATTGGGATATGGGCCTGGCTTTGCGTGATCCTCGCTACGTTGTGCGCATGGCAAACATTGATACTACATCCATTGACAACTCTACATTCATCCGTAAGATGATTGAAGGCTATAACCAAATCCACAATGTTGACCATGGCCGTACCGTTATCATGTGTAACCGCAAGGTTCAAACCTATCTGTCTATTCTGGCTTCTGAAAAGGCTAACGTTAATCTGCGCATTGATGAATTCGCTGGCAAGAAGATTGAACACTTCTGGACTTCTCCCATCCTGCGCTGTGATGCTATCCTGAACACTGAGTCTCAATTGGTATAAGGAGGAATAAAAATGGCTGTAATTGACGCAAAACTCTTACTCTGCAGCGACAAGGCTGTTGGAGCTTCCGTAAACTCTGATGCAGTAGATCTGGGTGCTAATGGTGCCGTAGTGCAACCGTTGTATATCAGTGCAAAACTGACTGTAGGCTGCTCTTCTGGCAGTGTTGCAACTGTAAAAGTACAATCTTCTAGCACTTCTAACTTTGCTAGTTCTGTTGACGAAATGACCGTAAACGTACCTGCAAGTGTAGTACAAAGTGGTCCTTGTAATCTTGTGCAATTCTTCTGTCCTATTAAACCTACTAACCGTTATGTTCGCCTGGTGTTTACTGGTGGCAATACTACTCCGGCTGGTGGTAAACTGTGGGCTTACATTAGCACCGATGTGCAGGTACCTATCTGATGAAATATCAGGTTATCAGAACCTGTTATTACAATCAACGCCTTTATGATAAGGGCGAGATTGTCACTCTGGAGGGAAGTGTGCCGGAACACTTCTCTCCCCTTCCAGAAGAAAAGAAGTTGGAGGATATGAGCGTAACAGAACTGAAAAAGCTGGCAACAGAAAAGGGCTTGAACATTAAGACCAACAGAAAAAATGATTTGATTAATGCCCTTCGTGGCTAGAGAAAATAAAGGCTGGGGCTGGTCCCTGGCCTTTATTGTTAGGAGTAACTATGGACAAAATTGAAATTATAAATTTAGCGCTGGCTAGAATAGGCGTTGCATCCATTGAAAGAATAGACGAGGCTAGCGAGGCTGCAAGACAGGCCAATGCTTTTTATGACCATGTACGCAGAACGGTGCTGAGAAAGTATCAGTGGAGCTTCGCCTCTAGACGCGTAGAATTGGCTCTATTGCCACAAAGTCCAGATGCCTATACATTTGCCTATCGTCAACCATCAGACGCGCTGTACGTCCGCAGGCTTTACGAGAAGGGCAGTAATAAGCCTTGGGATAAGAAGCATTACAAGTGTACTGCTGATAAAGAAGGCAGGGTAATTTATACTAACATTGAATTTGCAGAGGTTGAATACACGGCAGACATTACAGATACTTCCCTGTTTGATGATGGTTTTATTGAGGCTTTGTCTTGGAAACTGGCTTCGGAGATTGCTTTTACTTTGACCGGTAAGCCCGATATTGCAAGCAATGCGATTCAAGGGTACAACGCCTATTTTACGGAAGCAGCAGGGGAAGATGCTGCAGAAGATTTAGAGCCGGAGGAATACGTGAATCGTTTGGCCATGGCGCGATTTGTGGGGTGACAAAATGTTTTTACTAAAACCTTCTTTTGCTGGTGGTGAACTGTCGCCTGCAATGTATGGTAGAACAGACTTTGTTAAGTATGATAATGGTGCAGCTACACTGAAAAACCTTTTGGTGCTGAGGTATGGCGGCATATCTAATCGCGCTGGGACAAAATATATTGATAATCTTCCAGGGAAAACGGTATTACGATCTTTTAGATTTAACAGCAGTCAGAACTACATTATTGCTTTTTACAATGGTGGAATCAAAGTATATCAAGGCGAAACACTTAAAGCAACTATTAGTGGCAGTCCTTATTCTACTAATGAACTCAGATACATAAAGTTTACTCAAAGTGGTGATGTTATGTATTTAGTGCATCCAAATCATGCACCTATGACTCTAACAAGAAAAGGTGACACGAATTGGGTACTGAGTAATTTTGATATTACAGGCGGTCCTTTTGAGGAGCCTAACATAACAAGCACAAAGATATCAGCAAGTGGGAAAACAGGCAGTATAACATTGACTGCTTCAAAATCTTATTTCACATCAGACATGATTGGTAGCTTGATAAAGCTTGGACATACTGTCGGAAGCGAGTACGTAAGTGGCAATCCTTCTACCACTAACTTATCAGTAACCTGCGTGCCTGGTGGAACCGTATATATAGAATCATTTGGCTTTTGGTCTGGCAACTTTACGCTAGAAAAATACGTTGATGGCAACTGGACAAAGATTAGAACGCAAGAAGGAGACCATAGCGCTAACTATAACTTTACTGAAACTAATGAACATGACAGCGTTATAACATATAGACTTACGAGTACAAAATTTGATACTACCATTTGGTCCGGAGAAAACGAGAAGCAAGTCGGCCATGTTACTCTGCAATCCTTTAGCCAAGACTATTATGGTATAGCAAAGATAACTGCTGTAAGCTCAGGTACAGCTGCTAGCGCTACAGTAATTAGACAGCTTGGTGATACAAAAGCGACTAAGGATTTTGCTATAAGTCCATGGAGTGCTGCTAAAGGCTATCCGATGTGCGCTAATTTCTTTGAAGATAGATTGTTCTTTGCTGGCACATATCAGTATGGCCAAACTTTCTGGGGCTCTAAAAGTGGAGACTATCCCAACTTTGGCACATCTATTCCTACCGTTGATACCGATGCTGTAACAGGAACCTTAAACGGTGGACAGGTAAATGGCATAAAGGCTATGGTATCATTTGGTGAGCTAATTATGTTGACTGCTGGCGGTGAGCATAAAGTATCTGGAAGTAACAATCAGGCCTTAGCTCCTGGTAAGATTAAAAGTCAGGCACAAGAGTATAGAGGTATAAGCGATATTGATCCAGTTACTGTAGGCTCCAGAATCGTATACGTACAGCAGCAAGGAAACATTGTCAGAGACTTAGCATACACCTATGAATCTGATAAATATACCGGTGATGACATCAACCTTTTGGCAGAGCATCTATTTGAACGTCATAAGCTGGTGTCAATGGCTTATCAGCAAACGCCTAACAGTATTGTATGGTGTGTCCGTGATGATGGTCTGCTGCTAGGATTAACCTATCTTAAGGAGCAGGAAGTATACGCATGGCATCAACATACTACAGGTGATGCGAATGATGGCTTCTTTGATGTAGCCTGTATTGCAGGCACCAATGAGGATGAGCTCTGGTGTGTTGTTAATCGTCATGGAACATACTGCCTAGAAAAGATGGCTCAGCGCGATGCTTCTGATTCTGTAGAAGAACAGTATTTTGTTGATTGTGGCAAACAGGTATCATCTACTGCTGGCGTATCTACTGTTACAGGTCTTAGTCAGTTAAATGGTAGAACTGTATCCATACTAGCAGATGGCTTTGTACTGCCACAGCAGGTGGTAAAAAATGGTACCATAAATCTTGGCCATACCTATCATAAAGTAAGTGTTGGCCTGCCTATTACATCCGAGCTAAAGACTTTACCTTTAGAACTTCAGGCTCAGGATGGAAGTACCATTACCAGGAAAAAGCGTGTAGCAAAATTAACGCTGTTCTTTAAGGAGTCCTCCGGTGGCAGCTTTGGCTTAGACGAAAGCAAGCTAGATGAGATAAAATGGCGCGGTAATGAATTGTATGGAGCTCCTATTAATCTTTTTAGTGGTAAGAAAAGCATACAGATGCCAGGTGCAACTTATAATGAAACTGTTCAGGTTGTAGTAAAGCAAACAGATCCTTTGCCTATGACTATACTATCAATTGTTCCAGAAATGCAGGTGGGCGGATGAGAGAATACTGTAAGCCAACATTACAAGATGCAGTATATCTAGCAGAACATCTTAATGCTGCAGACAAAAGAGAGATGACCGCAGGGTATGGCAAGCATATCCTGCGCAACATTATTGATGGCATGAAGCATTCTGACGAGATTGGCTGCTGTCGTTTTGATGGTGTACCTGTTGCCATCTATGGTATAGAGAAGGCTTCTCCCATAGCCGACTACGGCTTAGTATGGCTGTTTCTAGGAGAGATTCCCGACAAGGATAAGTATTATGCTGCACTGCAGACAAAACGCTTTGTGAGGGCCGCCCTGGAGCGCTACAGGTACATTTACAATTATGTTGATGTTGGCAATGAGAAAATAATTAAATGGCTGAATTTTCTTGGTGCTGAGTTTTCGGAACCAGTAGAGTACGGCTTGTATGGGAACAAACACTTAAGGTTTGAGATAAGGAGGAAATAATGGGTGTAGCAGCAGCAGTAGGCTTAACACTAGCAGCTGGTATTTGGAAAGCTAAGACTGAGTACGATGCTAATAAAGCAGCTGCAAGGCAGGCAGAAGCAAACGCACGTATTGCAGACTTAAATGCAGATAAAGAGCAGAACCGAGCATACGAGATTGCTAAAGAAAATAACTTTAATGAAGAGGTTAGAAGGAGACAAGCAGCGGCTAGGGATGCAGCTGACATTAATAGTGTAGGTGCTTCAGGCTTAAGTTTAAGTGGAAGTAATGCACTGGTAGCAGCAGACAATCATTATAACCGTATGCTAGATATTAGTATTGAATCCTATAACCAAAATAAGAACGTGCAAAATGCTTTTGAAAGCTCTACTAATTTTGTTAATCAGCGTGACCAATATAATCGTCAAGCTGAGCAGTATAAAAAGGCAGCTAAGAATTCTTTGATTAAAAATGCTATTGAGACAGGAGTATCTATCGGTATGATGTACGTAGGTGGTGCTGGTAGTGCAGGTAAAGAAGCAAAAGCAACGAGTTCAAAAGGGATTTATGGTGACGCTAGTACGTGGAAGAGTGGCTGGAATTACAGACCATAAGGAGGATGTATGGATCGGTATTTAGCTCAGGGCCAGTTAAATGGTACCGTAGATAGAACCGTAAAGGTAAAGGTAGATAACTCCGCAGAGATAGCTAATCTTCAACAGCAGGCTGGTATTGGTAATGCTATCTTGGCTGGAGCTAAAATGTATGTTGACCAGATGCAGACTGCAGATATCATGAAGGCCAGCAACATGTATAATGACAAAATGTCAGAGTTGCGCAATAAGCTTCTGCAGAATAAAGAAGAAAGCGCTATGGAAAACATGAACAAATATGAGGAAGGCCGTAAAAAGATTCTTGATGAAATCTATAAAACAGGTCCGCTCTTTGTTCGTGAAGGCTTAGGCAGACAAAAATTTGAGAACAGCATTGAAAAGGATTGGATTGGACAGAAAGACCAGATGCGTGGCTATATCATGCAGGAAGGCAACAAGTACCAGGATAATCAATTAGCTAATCGTTTATATGGCTACAATCAAAACATAGCTGATGGCTGGAGTAATGGCCTGGTGCTGGCTGCTAATGTTGAAGCTGGTGAGGAAGAAATCAGAAAACGCTATCAGTATTATGGCGAGGAAAAGATTCAAAGTGTTATTAACCAGTGGAGAGGGCAAGCTTACAATAACGCTATTACTATGGCGTTGGGTGCAGGAAAATATGACCAGGCTGGAGCAATGCTTCAAGGCTATGGCAAGTGGCTAGATCCAAAAACTCGTGCTAGCTTAGACAAAATGATAACTGCTCAAAAGCGCAGTGATAATATGATGGGCAGTATAGATAATCTGTTTGCTAGATATGGAAAGAATGCAGAGGCTGCGTGGGCTGAGTATTCTAAAACCTTAGTCGGTGGCAATACTAATGTAGCACAGGAAGCTAACAAAATGATTGGCCAACAACTAGGCAACAATACCTGCGCTATCTTTGTTGGGAATATGGTTACAGCTGCAGGTGGTGACACATCCTTAATTAGCACCCTTGCAGATGGCACCTATCTGAACTACGAAAACAGAGGCCTGACGTACACTGACAGAAGCCAGTTGCGAGATGGTGATGTTGTGTTCTGGCAGGTAGATGGTGCTAAGTATACAGCTAGTGATGATAAGAATGCAGTAACATCTAATGATAAAGCCTATAAAGGAATTACTCATGTTGGCATCTATGATGCTAAGACCGGCAAGGTTATTCAAAGCGGTTCGAGTGGTGTATCTGCCATGGATATTGATACTAGCGGCTATCACTTTGTAGCAGCTGCTCATCAACCTTCAAAGACATTAAATCCTACTGAGATGGAAAAACAGCGACAACAATTCTTTGCACATTATGACAACAGAGTAAGCCGCCTGCAAAAGCAGGAAAATCTCACTGTAGAGAATGCAGCAAATCAATTACTAGCATTAAGTCAAAGTGGGAAGAACCTTGACTCTAAAGCTTACGAGAAAATAATCTATGGCATCACAGGAAATAATTGGGACATGTATTCTAAGCTGATGCCTTTGGCAACACACTTTGGGAAAGGAAATTTCCATACATTAAGTTTCCTAGAACGCTATAATCTGGAGGAAGCAATTGATACTGGTACTCTTAGCCAGGAGGAATTAAAAAACAAACTTATTCAGATGAATGTTAAACCTGAGACCGCAATGGAGTATATAAAGAAAAACAAGACGGCCTTGGCTAAAGAAGGTAAAGTAGACTGGACGCGCATGGAGCAAGCTTTCTATGAAAAGATAGGTGGAAAAGACAAAGTAACTAAAGAGCAGATGATGGGTGTAATCATGGCTGCTAAGCGACATGTTGCAGAATATAATCAGGATCCTAAGACCAAAGGCCAAACGCCAAGTGTTGACCATATTATCAACTATATGGAAAACAGTTTAATGACCGGTGCTGCTGGCGAAGCTGCTGGTGGGTATAAAGATTATTCTGTTTCTGATTTGATGCGACACAGCATTTATAGAATTGATGATGCAGGCAATGGTAACTGTTTAGTATACTTCTTTGGTAATGATAAACCTGTAAGAATCTCAGAAGAAAACCTTGCGAAAGGAATGAGTCACGATGGAAAATAATATGCAAAATATACCTGCTGAATTCCAAGGCTTGATTGAACAACCTGAAAACACAAACAAACAAGCTGCTTCAGTTAATGCTCAGGGAATACCAGCGGAGTTTCAAGATGCAGTTAATAACAACACAACTGTGAATAGTGTGGATAAAAAGCAAAGCAGCTTTGTTCCTGATGTTAGTATTGCAAAAGATTACATGGCTGATATCAACGCAAACGCAGAGCAGTATAATAATTTCTTTAGTCCTACCGAATCTGAAAAGCGCAAGAGAGGTAAAATCTATAGAACCTATATGGCCACAAAGCCAGAACTG